CTGTTGCTGATGATGCTCCGCAGTCCTCATTAGCTTCTGCCTTAACTCTTTCTTTCGTATATTCGATAGCTGCCTGTACCAATCCGGCAATGCTCACTCTTGCCCCAATCTTAATCTTCGTAGATGCTACTTTCGTATCATCAGATCTTTTCGATATCTCTCCACTCTGTTCGACTTCATGATATACACTATGTGCCGGATCATAATATCCAAGGCAATCTAACGGATGCTCGCATGCATGGAATCCACAGTTGCACGCTTCGGCTCTTTCTTCTTCGTATTCTTTCCCCTCTTCATATTGGAAATCTCTGCAAGTCATGTCTTTGTTGAATCCTTTATAAGCTTTTATTACTTCTCCCACTTTTGTTCCTCCTAAAATTAAACTTCTTCTTTTTCTCTTTCTTTTTTCTTAACCACTCCGCAAGATATTCCTCTTGCTCTCTGTCTTCCTGTTCCTGTCGTGTCACAAAGTCACCTCCGAACATCATTCTTTTTGCTACGTCTTACTATTCTCCGCTTTTTCTTTGTTTCTCCTGGTAACTCTGCTTTGGCACTCGCCCAACTACAGTCTGCCAAAGGACAGATAAAACAGTTTGGATAAGTGCATCCATCCGGTTTTGCCATGTTTCTCTTACCTCCTGTTTTTTATTCGATTCTGATGTCAATATCGTATTTTTCGGCAATTTCATTGTAAAATTCTGCCATTCTTCTTATTTCGTCTAATCTCTTCTGTGTATTTTCCGCAATATTTCCTAGCAAAATTTCTGCTGCCTTTTTCCCGTCTTTTTCAGAAAGCCACAACCATCTTCCGCTTTTTGACAGTTCTCCCTCTTTCATTCCAGATATTTTATCCTGCATTTGCGGATTAATTTTTCGTCTTGAATAGTATTCCGTAACCAATGGCGCATTTTCGTCAATTTTTTTCACAACTTCCACAAGGTCAGCTCCTCTTTCTAGCATTTCGCCCCTATTCAGAGAATAGATATATACTTTTCCAACTATTTTTTCGGAAACTTTTTCTTCCCAACTATATAGATGGATTAATTCTTTAAATTTTTCCATTTCTTCTCCTTTTATGTGATAAGTTTTCTCTCCAGATCATTCATGTCATAGTTCCGTCCATCGAAATTATTGAATCCTTTTTTCTCCTGTCCGCTATCCTCGTACTGTCCCTCCGACACTTTTGTAAAGTTGTTCGGGAGTACAAACCAGTCGAATGTTATCTTCCAGTTTTTCACTTTTCCTTGTAAGTACTTGCTTTTTTTCACATTGTCCACTGCTTTCAAGACATCATCCAATCCGTTGCTTTCTAATCTCGCTTGCAAGTTCTTGTATCTCTTAGAACTCTTCTCTATCTTCTTTACAGGTTTTATCCCGTAGCTTTCCAAATCGTTCCAAGCTTTTATGACAGCTTCAACGGATCCATCGTCTCTTTCCGGCTTTTCTTCCTGTCTGGTCGGCTTATCTTTTTTTTCATTCTTCTGTTCGGTCTGGTATCTTGCGTAGTTATTCACCGTGTATACGGTATATCGGTTGGTACTTTTGCATGTGATTTCTCCCGTCTTTTCCAGGTGCTTTAATGCTGTCTTTACCTTGCTTTCGCTCATTCCTGTTCCTTTTGCCAATTTGTCTATCGATGCAACAAATGATCCTTTTTTTATCTCTTCGCCACGATAGCTTGCGTCTTTCCAATTCGCTTTTAATAGCATGTGCAAGAACAGATGGCATGTATTTACGTCTGTGTACCAGTCCCAGTCCAGTATCTTTCTGCTAAGTTTTATGTAATCGCTCACACCTCTTCAATATCCACCTCAATTCTCGGATTTTTCTTATCAACATAGAATTCATCCGTGAATCCCACTATGTTTTTCCATCCATCGTCCTGTAAGACTTTGGTATCTACTAATGCATCTTGGATACACTTTCGCCCAAATGCGCTCACATTATCCAAGTCACGTCTCTTATCCGGTTCATACCATCGGTAATGCATCCGTACCTTTCTTGTTATTCGCAATCTTCCAAATTGCTCATATATAGCTTGTATGACACGGGATTCATTATCTTTCTTCATATCCGCACCCTTGTACCTGTTAGTATTCAGTGCCCGGATATAATCATTCATGTTGTTCAGTTTCCCTTTTATGCTTAGTATGTAATGCATTGTATTCCCCCGCATCTTTCCAACTTTTGAATGTCTGTGACATACATTTTCTTTTTTTAAGTGTCGCCCTCGCCCTTGATAAATCTTTATTGACATATTCGTGATACATACTTGTGTCTATTGGGTCACTCGGTATTGGTCTGAATATCCCCTTTCCTGTATTTACGATGCAATCGCCATCACAGTTTGCTTTTTCTATCATTCTCCGTAAAATTCTATCCACATTTGGGTCTGCTGGTCTTTGTATTGCATTCCTATGCCCATCTGATATTCGGATAAAATAGCTTTCTGCCGTCTCTCTATTCTTTCCCACCGCTTTTCTCCTTTCTGCCGGAGTGTGGCTTCTCCGGCCGTGATACAATATCTTGTGCTGTGCATATCGAATGGGTGAGATGATATGCGTTAGAACCTGTTAATAGTTCCTTTTGCCACATGAATCTATATTTATTTAGTTACAACCTGTTCTTTCCGAACACCTGTATGAACTCTTCTCTTGTCCCGTAGTGTTCTTCAAAATATCTCTGTGCCATCTGCTTAAGTTCTAAGTCCAATCCCTTGTTCGGGTTCCCGTGTACGCTTTCTGGCGTAAATTCGTGTAAATGTGGTGCTAACGGAATCACAAACCCGTATTCTTCCGATTTTTTTCTGTACGGACCATAGAAAATGTGGTGTCTGTGGCAGTTTGGACTTCCCGTAAAGTAGCAGTGCTCCATATCGTCAGTGAATACACTTTTAAGTCTTTTCGCCAATCTTCACACCCCATCTTTCTTTCATTTCGCTGATTTGGTTCGGTGTCATAGTCTCTATGCCAAGTTCTTTCGCTTCGTACACAGTCCCGTCAATCAATTTTGACATTTCATCGGTATCGTAAGTATGTGAACCTCGCATTACCAGATTCACCCTAAATACTTTCCCTTTCTGATTGGTGGTTGTCCTAGATGTAGGTTGCAGATGAACAAATTTCACATCGTATGCGTCTATATCATCGTCCAATATGAATGGAACTAATGTACCGTTAATCGTTTCATACTGTCCGTATTCCGCTATTAGCTTATTCTTGATGTACACCTTGCTGTTCCCGGTCGCATCTGCAATCTTTCCAACCAGTACATGAAAGTAAGAGTTTGCATCGCGACTTCTTTTTTTCTTGTATGCCTTAATTGTTATTGAAATCTGCTTGCCTCTATAGTTCTCAAATGCCTGTCTTGCGTCTTCATTTAGCGTCAGACTTGCTTTTTGCTTATTGGTGGCAAAATCCACCGCTAAGCTATCAAAAGTCCCTGTATAGTCCATTAATCATCACCATACTTTTTCTTAATCGCATTCAGCATCATTGCACATTCTGTTTCTGTAAGTGTGTCCACCGTCTTTCCATTTCCGCATACCCAAGCTTCTAAATCAATGCCGTGTGCCGTACACTGCGTTTTAAGCGTTTTCTTTTTTGCTTCTGATGCAAGATTCTCTCCAGTTCCAGGAATCTGTGCTTCCAGTTTGTTGTATTCTTCTTTCAGCCATAAGTTAAATCCAAGTCCAGTATGAATAGCCACACACTTCACAAACGCTCTGCACATGCTGTTCCATACTCTCTGTTGGCTCATGGAGTTGTCCTTTACTGGATTTGCGCCGTTCATTACTGGTGTCTGCATCTCATACTCTTTATCGTCAATCACAACTTTTATTCGTGTTTCATAACAACGATTTGTATTATTGTTTTTGTCCTTAAACTCGATGTCTGTTTTTCTAAGGCTGCTTCCGGTTTGCGGATCAGGAATTGGCTCCCAATACACCTCGGTAGCACCATTCTGTCTCAGCAGTTCAATACATTTCGCCCAGTTCAAATACGTGAATCCATCTCGCTTTTCGCAATACTGGCTTACATCGACTTTCACTAATTCCTCGTAGCTTTTAAGTGCCATTTATAACATCCTCCTATACATGTCATTCAAGCAATCTTCGCATAGCTTCTCATTGTCTACCGTGTATAGATATTCACCCTCATACATCGGCACACCGCATGAGCTACAGTAAGTTACTGGTTCCGGCTCCGGCGGTATGGTCTTCCAATGGTCATAGCCTTTAATGCTCTCCATCTTCATCCCACCCCATCATTGCGATTATATCTTTGCTGTCTATGTATTCATGGCTCATTACATATCTCCTTAAAGTTTCTAACTGTCCATGCATATAAGCGTATGATTCCATCACTTTTTCCGTGT